AACAAATGGTGGAAATGCAGCTGGTTTTGTTAAGATTGTAAATGGTGGTATTGCAGACCAAGCAGGCAGTCCGGATCCTGCTAACGGAACGGAAGATAGAATAGTTTTAGAAGGTGGTACAACTCAAGGTGACTCATATTCAGGTAATGTTATTGTTCAAGAAAAATTTACAGACTTACAAACAATTGAAGAAATATTTTTAACAAATGGCGGTGGTCAATATACATCATTGCCTACAGTATCAGTTACATCATCAACAGGTTCTAGTGCAGTTGTAAAAGCATATGGTGATGAGATAGGAAAAATTGTAAGATTAAAAACTGCTGAATTAGGTAGAAGTTATGAAACAGCACCTACACCTCCTGTTTTAGGTTTCTTTAATAATATGATTGTAACAGGTATTACCGGTTCTTATATTCAAAATGGTACAGTTACGGGTGGTACAAGTAATGCTACAGGTATAATTTCAGAGTTTGACAATGCTAGAGGCCTATTAAGAATTAAAAATGTAACAGGTACTTTTCAAATAGGTGAAACTATAACATCATCATCTGGTGGTTCATCTACACTTGCTAAATTAGATATATCAACAGCTTCAGTTAATGTTGTATCCGTATCAGATACAGATGGTGTGTTTATTAGTGAAAGAGGTAAAGTATCAGAAACAACAATGAGAGTACAAGATAGTTTATACTATCAAGATTATTCTTATGTAATTAAAGTTGGTCAATCTATCGCTAGATGGCGAGACGCATTTAAAAAGACTATGCACACAGCAGGTTTTTATTTTACAGGTCAAGTAGATATTGAATCACGAATAACCGTAACAGCAAAAGGTCCTGTTGAAGGTGTTACTTCAGGAGTTCTTGATACTCCATTATTATCTCTTGTTAATACAATTTTCACAACTGTATTTGGTAGAAGATTAGGAACAATTTCAGACGGAACATCTTTAAGACCTAAAGCAAATGTTGGTGGTACAGTTGATGTAAGTACAGATTTTGAAGACCCATTTACTGCTAATACTAGAGATGTTACAATTACTAGAGAAAATATTGGTATTAATTATTTAAGTAGGCAGAGAAATTTATTTACTGACGGTGCAGGAGTTGTACATGATATTAGAAGTGGATATGCATACGGTGGACCTAGATTTAGTTCACTAGATAAATATGCTAATACTGCCTTTGGTCAAACGGCTGTTGGTTCTAATGCAAACTCATTTGAAAATTTAAGTAATATCAAAATACAAGGTACTAAAACTGCTCTTGATGGACAACAAGTTCCTATATTCTTATTTACTTCTAACGAGATAGGTAAGAGAATTAAGATGAATTATGCGTTTCCTTGTGAAATAGGAACAAACGCAGACCTATTCAGTAACACATTAACTAAATTTGATTCTGACTCAACAACATTTGATAAAACAACACCATAAAATGTTTATAAATAGTACAAAGAGATAGAGGCATATGGCAAAACAAATAATAGACAGAGGTACTAACGCAAACGACGGAACAGGTGATAGTCTCCGAAACGGTGCTAATAAGGTAAACCTCAATTTTAACGAAATTTATACAGCAATTGGTAACGGTACAACTATTGACGGTACTGTTAAGTTCGCTGATGACTCTTCAACAGTATCAACGATTTCAGCAAATGGTGAAACTTTAAAAGTTTTAGGTGGTAATGCAATAAACACAACGATTTCTGGAAATACTTTGACAATCGCTGCTGATACTTCATCAATTTTAACGGCGACCGGCGCTGCTACTCTTACAAATAAAACTATTGATTTAACAGATAATACAATTTCTGGTACACTTGCAGAATTAAACACAGCAGTTTCAGACGCTACACTTGTTGATACAGCAAGTTCTCAATCATTAACAAATAAAAATTTAACAGGTGCTGGTAATACTTTTCCTACAATATCAATCAAAGATGACGCCTCTACAATTGACGCAGTAAGTTTAGGCCAAACATTAACTTTTGAAGGTGGCACAGGTATTACAACAACAGTTACCGATAATAAAGTTTCACTCGCTGCTGAAGTTTCAGCGTCAAGTACAAACACACTAACAAATAAAACTATTAGTGGTGCAGATAACACAATTACAAATATTCCATCTGCTAATGTTACAGGTGTATTTGATAATACATCTTCAGGTTCAAAAATTAGATTTAACTTTGCAGGTACAGGTGCTTTTCCTAGTGAAACAACTTACGAAGGTATGTTTGCATATGACACAAATGGTAATCAAGCTTATGTTGCAGACGCAGGTGGTTGGACAAAACTAATCAATGAAAATGCTTCAGTTGGTGATTTATCAAATGTTAATATAACAGGTGTTGCAGACGGTCAAGCATTAATATGGAGTTCAGCACAAGGTAGATTTAATCCAGGTACTGCTGGTACAGCATTGACTGTACAAGAAGAAGGTTCAGCATTATCAACAGCAGCTGATACATTAAACTTTGTCGGTACTGGTGTAACTGCTTCAGGAACAGGTTCAACAAAAACTATAACTGTTGCAGCTGGTCATACAGCAGGTAATGATTTAGATATGAACAATCAACCTTTACATGACGCAAAATATATTTCTCACCGTTCACCAGATAATACAGTAACACAAACATTAACAGTTACAGTTGCAACTAAAACAAGTGAACACCATGAGTTTGGTTCAGGTTCTTTAAATGGTTATGTTATTGATGGCGACCAATCTCCACACATAACTCTATCAGAGGGTGTTTACAAGTTTGACCAATCAGACAGTTCAAATTCTTCACACCCATTAAAATTTTATTTTGACAGAGATAAAACTAGAGAGATGTCAACTGGTGTCGTAATTTCAGGAACACCAGGTAGTGCAGGTGCTCATACAACACTTACAATTAGTGGTGCAACACCAACGCCATTGTATTATGAATGTACTGCTCATCCTTATATGGGTCATACAATAGATATTCCTGCCGGTAGACAATCAAGATTAAATATTACAACTGATAAAACTTTTTCAGCTGATGGCTCAGATACAACAATGACAATATTAGCAGATAAAAATGTAGATGAAATACTTGTTTTTGTAAATGGTATTTGTTTAGTACCAACAGATGACTATACTATTTCAGGAACGACATTAACTTTCACAACGGCGCCGGCAAATGGAGCAGAGGTTGTGGTTAGGTACATAGGATAAAAAAATGGGAGCAATTACAAGAGATTTTTCAAATAATGTAACCTTAACAAAAGGTTCTGGTTTAGCAAAAATTAGTTCAGCAAGTAGCGACACAGCAGTTGCTCAAGTTGATATTACATTACCAACTGATTATCAATGGTTTACATTGGTAATTGCTCAGATATTACCAGCAACTGACGGAGCAAAATTACAATGTCAATTTTCAGTTGATGGTGGCAGTTCATATTTGTCCAATAGTGCAAACTATTCGTGGATAAATCAAGGTGTTGCAGGTTCAAGTGGTGATTATACTGAACATAACTCAAAAGCAACAGGTTACGGTGGTTTTCAAAAATCAGGTATGGGTAATGACGCAGCTGAAGGTGCTCAATTTACTATTCATATAATTCCTAAAAGAACAGGCTCTCATTCAACAAGAGGTAATACTTACCACGGTTTTGGTCATAGATATGACACAGGTGATAATTTTAGAGCATTTGTATTTGGCGGTCAAATAAGAAGTACAAATAATGATGTTGACAAAATAAGATTGGCTATGGATAGTGGTGATATATCGTCAATAACATACACATTATACGGAGCTAAAAACTAATGAAAAGATTAATAGACGGAGTTTTAGAAGATTTAACAGCAGATGAAATTACTGCTAGAGAAGCGCAAGAGGTAACTGCCTCAACAGCTTTAGAGTTAGCATTATCTGAAGTTAGAGAGAAAAGAAACATCTTAATTGCAGAAACAGATTACTTAGCTTTATCAGACCACACATTGTCAAGTGATATGACGACTTATAGACAATCTTTGAGGGATATTACAAATGGTCTTGATACGGTTGAAAAATGCAACAATGTAACATGGCCGACAAAACCGTAATGGAAACTTGTATAAATATATAAAAAGGAAGTAATTAAAAACTATGCCAGCGATTATAACAGACAGATTTAGAATTCACAATAGTGAACAATTTTCAGAGGCGTTTTCTGAAGCTTCAGGTAATA